GTAATATATCAGGCTTAACAGCTGCAACAGCTGGAATTATATCAGGTGCTATAAAAGTACCGGAAGGAGTTATATCATTAGCTGCTGATTTAATAGATTTAGGTTTAGATACAAACTCAGCCGCAAAGGTTGAACAATTTTTTGACACAATAAATCCCTTTGAAGAATTAGCACAAGAAAGAGCTATAGGTAGACTTACAGAGGCTTTAGTTCAAATTGGAATACCTGGTGCCGTAGGTGCTAAGGTTGCAACCAAACTAGCTACAAAAGCTTTAAATGCTAAGAAAACAGGTAACTATCTTAATCTTGGTAGTAAAAATGTTAGAAATGGACTTAAAGCAACAGAAAATTTAAATAAACTAACCGGTAGACAGAAGTTTGGAGCAGTTGTTGTCGGTGGTCTAGCCGGAGAAACATTTGTAGCTGACGTTGAAAAACTAGGGACGATTGGAGATGCGTTTGAAGCTGGTCCAACTCAACTAGATAGAAATATTAGAGAGACTGAAAGAGATGATGCCTCAAGAAGATTATTAAACAGACTTAAATTTGGTTCTGAGTCCGTATTAGTTACCCCAATTGTTTATGGATTAGGAAAAGGAGCATCACTTTTATTAAATAAAAAAGGTAAAGACTTAGCATATAGTGATAATGCAATTGAAAGAAAACTAGATAAGTTCGGGGGTATTTTTAGATTTAGAGGAAACAAACCGGTTCAACAAGCTTTAGCTAAAGAACAAGAGTCAGCTAGTAAAATGGTTGATACTAGTTTTGCAATGGAACAAGTAGGTAGAATTGATAAAGAAGTAAATAAAATTTTCCCTGAAACTAGAAACATATTGTTTGCAGCTAATACTGCAGAACGAAAACAATTATACAAAGAGATGAATGATCTTCTGTTTGAAGGTGATTTAATGAAAGGATTAGATGAAACTAAGACTGTAGACTTTGTAGATTTACTAACTAGAAACGGAGCAACACCAGAAGGGGTTGAAACAATTTTAAATGGAATAAAAAATAGTAGAAGTTACTTTGTAGAACTTTTAAAGGCTGCTTCCAACAGTCCATCAGTTGGTGATCTTCCCAGAACTATGCAAGGAGAATTTTCTAGTTTATTAGGTAGTAGAGTAAAAGATAGTATAGCAAATACTTTTGAAATATTTGAAAATGCAGATGCAGGCTTATTACAAAAATACAAACCTACTAAAAAAACTGTAGATAGAGTTGCTAATATTTTTATGAGATACGCTGCAAAAAATAATCAACCGATTACAAGACTACAAGCAGAATCTTACGTTGATGACATCGTAAAACAAGCTCGTGAAATGAATCCTAAAAAAGATGCACTACCAACTTTTGAATATGTAAATTTAACTAAAGGTGCTGACACTCCTTATAATATTAAAACATTTAGACAAACGTTAGAGAAAAATTTACCGGATGGTACAAAAGATTTCCGTGTTATAGGTAAGGGAAGTAAAGCATTTAGACAATTATTTGGTGAAGTAGAAGACGCACGTCACTCTATATTCGCATCTGTTTCAAGACTATCCACAATAGCTAGACGTGGTGAAATGTTTCAAGATATGCTTGATGCAGACAAAGCAATAAAATCTAGAATCACAGCTGAAACTCCTGAAGGCGCTAGAGGTTTTTTTCATTCGACTCCATTAGCAGCTAAACAAGCTTTTGGAACAAAAACTCCAATAGTAAAAATGCCAGAAGAAATGACTAAATACTTTCCTGATGAAAATCTTTACACTTCTAAAGATATTGCAGAAGGTTTTGAAAGTGTGACTGGACTTCAAGACTGGATGCGAGGAGAAGCAAAAGGTCAAGGTGTTTTAGGAAAAACAGCCGCCGCTGCATATAGATATGGATTACTTACTCCAAAAGCTGGTGCACAGTTTGCTAAGACTGTTTTATCTATACCAACTCACATAAGAAATTTTTTAAGTTCAGGTGCTTTTGCACTTGCTAATGGTACATTAATGACAAGTCCTAAATTAATTGCTCAAGCTATGAATGAAGCTAGAAAAGTAGTTCAAGTAGGTATGAGAAAACCAGAAGCGATGGCCAAGTATCGAGAATACTTAGACTTAGGTATTGTAAATACAAACGTAAGACTTGGAGATATCCGTAATCTATTTAAAGATGTTAGATTTGGTGATGGTAATATTGCTACAGACAGTGTTTTAAAACCTTTGTTAAATAATTTAGGTAAAGGAATAAGTAGAGGTGTTAAAAAAACTACCAAAGCTTTTCAAGATGCATATGTTGCAGAAGATGATTTTTGGAAAATATATAATTTTGAAGTCGAGCTTGCTAGATTAAGAAATGCATATGCAAAAAAAGGTTTACCTATTCCCCAAAGTTTAAAACAAGAAGTAGCAGAGATAGTAAAAAACACAGTTCCAAACTATGCAAGAGTAGGTCAGTTTGTAAGAGGTATGCGTATGTCTCCTTTCGGTAATTTTATGTCATGGCCTTCAGAAGTATTTAGAACAGGTTTTGGTATTTTCAATCAAGGATTAAAAGAAATTAAAAATCCAGTAACAAGAGCAATCGGTATGAAGAGATTAACAGGGATGACTTTTGCTAGTGCTGTAATACCTTATAGTATTGTTGAAGGTTCTAAATCTATTTTTGGAGTGACTAATGAAGAGTCAGATGCAATTAATTATTTTGTTGCCCCTTGGTCAAGAGATTCACAAAAAATATTATTTAAAAATCCTACTACTGGAGATTTCTATTACATTGATTGGTCTAAGAATAATGTTTATGACACTCTTACAAGACCTTTCCAAACAGTTTTATTTAATATTCAACAAGGTATTGAAGACGAAGAAGTATTAACTAAAGGTTTCTTAAAAGGAATTTTAAATGCAACTGCACAAACTGCTTCGCCATTTGTATCTGAATCTATTTATACAGAAGCGTTTATGGACATATATTCTAGAAATGGAAGAACAAGAGAAGGAAGACAGCTTTACGGAGATAGAACTCCGGACATGGAAAAATATTTAATTATATCTGAACACCTTGCTAAAACAATGTTGCCATCTACACAACCATTTCAAAGAACTATAAAAGCATTTACAGGAGAACCTGGAAAAGGTGCTGCAACTTATGAAATAGGTCCAGAGATTGCAGGTATATTTGGTATGCGACCAATTAAAATTGACCCTGAAAGAAGCTTAGACTTTTATCTTGGAAGGTTTCAAAAAGAACAATCGGAAGATAGAAAAAACTTTACGTCAGGGAGATTTGGAGTTTTGAGTGGTGAGAGAAAAACACCGAGAGAAGTAGTCGAAAGATTTTTTACTGCAAACAAAACTTTATTTGAAACACAAAGAAATATGAAACAAGTTTTAAATGCAGCTGAAACTCTAGGCTTAAAAGACAAAGACTTGAAAGATGTATTTGATAGAAGAAATATTTCTAAAAAAACTTTAAAAAGATTATTGAGAGGGAAGTTTAACGCTTTTGAAATTACAGATGGTATTGAAGAAAGATTTGAACGTAATGCAGAAAAAGGTGGGATAGAAAATCCTTTAATACCAGTTGAATCTTTAATAAAACAAATGGTTAAAGATTTTGAAAACCAAAGTTTAGATAGTCCTTTACAATTAAATATAGAGAATTACCTACCTCAATTAGAAAATATTCAAGGGCAACAGTCGTCGATGACACCTTTACCACCTACACCAATGCCGAATCCAGGTTCTTTTCAAACACCGGTTCAGCAAAATCCAATGATGGCTTCAGGTTTAACACCTATGGAAGAATCATATCTATCACCAACAGAAAAACAAATAAGACTAAGATCAAGAGGAATTAACAATGTCTAAAAAAGATCTAGCTTTAGAGAAAATTGAATCACACGAAAAACTCTGTAGAATAATGCAAAAACAAACTCACCAAAAAATTTCAGGAATAGAAAATGATATTAAAGAAATTAAAAATCATATGCGTTATGCAATGACTTCGTTAGTTGGTGGTATGTTTGCTATAATAATTATTTTAATTCAGGGACTATAGTTTTTATTACATCATCATAATTATAATCTTTAATATGAATCAAAGATTCTGTTAAATCAGGTTTTTCAAACATTTGATTAGTATCTTCAAATCTACTTAATTCAATAGTATCCATCCAAATCATGATATCATAACCTTTTCTATATTTATTAAATGGACAAACAAATTCTACGACAGATGTTTTATTTGTCATGCTACAAAGTTTTTCCATTCTTTTAACTTGTCTAATTCTTCCCTCTTTTGAAAAATCCCAGTCGTGAAATATGCGTCTTATTTCATCAGCATTAAAATACGCAACATCCATGTTGTTTACTAATTTTTTAGTGAATGTTGTTTTACCCGAACCCGGTAAACCAAATACTAATATTTTTTTTATATCCACGATTTAATTTCTTCTCCCATAATTTGACTCGCAATATTTTGTTTTTTACGCAAAGCTAAAACTATTCTATCATCAACAGTATCTTCAGAAATAATATCAATGTAAGTCATAGGTTTAGTTTGACCAATACGATCTATACGAGCTTCTGATTGAGTTCTTTTTTCTAAATCATAACCATTAGAAAAATAAACCATTGTACTTGCAGCAGTTAATGTGATACCATAACCGCCAGTTTGTGTTGTACCTATAAAAAATCTGCACTTGTCATCTTCTTGAAACTTCTTTATATTATCTTGTCTTTTTTCTTGAGGTGTTAATCCATAATAATCAACATAACTATCTTCACCGTACTCTTTTGATAGGGCATTTATAATTTTATTAATGTCTCTTTGATACTGAGCCCAAATAACAACCTTACCTTCAACTTGTGCAACAATGTCTAAAAGTTCATCAACTCTCTTACAAGGTAAGTCTTTTGTAGAGCCGTCATCAGCTACAAAGTGGCCACAAGTTATTTGATGTAGACGCATCAGTTGAGTTAATACAGTATTAGTAGTTAATACTTTTCCATCTAAATGAGCTAAAGCAGTTTGTTTCATTTCTTTATAAACTTTTTCTTGTTCTGGAGTCATTGATACAGTTCTTTTCATCCAAGTTTTTTTAGGTAAATCTAAACAATCTTCTTTTAAAACCCTGTATGAAAAAGGTTTTAATTTATCTGAAAGCTCACCTAAGTTTCTATAACCAACAATAACTTGAACAGTTCTTGCACCTAAATTCATGTTACGCATAACAGCGTACCTAGCTCTAAAAGTAAAAAAAGAATGATGACCTAAAAGATATGGGTCTAAAAACTCACACTGAGAATATAAATCTAAGGGTGATTTAGTAATAGGAGAACCTGTAAGTATTCTTCTATACTTAGAGTCTTTTGATATCTTTAAAATATTTTTAGTTCGTTTAGCAGAAGGGTTTTTAATAGTTGTAGCTTCATCAATGGCAATCATAGACTTATGAGAAGATAAAAATTTATCTGCAAACTCTAAACCTTTTTTAGTAGAGAAGGCTTCAACATTCATAATTAAAATATGTAGATCAGTCCCTGTTTCAAACAAAGTGTTTAGTTCTTTTAATTTTGGTTTGGTATGTGATGCAGTCCACAAAACAGTTTTCTTTTCAATATGGTCAGCCATGTGTACCGGTATTTCAGAGTCGTACCAATTTTTATAAACACCCTTAGGTGCAATTAAAAGAAGACCATTTATTTCTCCTTTGTCATACAGCATAGATACATTATCAATTAATACTTTTGATTTACCTGTACCCATTTCCATAAAATAAGCATAAACTTCTTTGTCCCAAGACATTTCTAAGGCTTTAAGTTGATGCGCAAAAGGCTTTGTTTTAAATTTATAGAACATAATATTTTATACTTTCTAAATATAAAATAGGATAGATTAGGATAGTTGTCAACTACTTATAATTAAATTTTTTGCAGTATTCACTGTATTTTTCCATAGCGATTTGACAAGCTTTTGGGAATTTAGTTTTCATATAATCTACAGTAGCACTATTGAGCCTTTGTTTAGCTCCTGGAATTTTGTCTTTATGATCAACTCTTTTAATTTTAGATTTAAAAGTCTTCATTCTTTCTGCAAGACCTACAAGACCTGGAATTTTTTGTTCTAATTTTTTTATATCTTCACTTAGATTTTCAAATCTAATCATGTGATCAATTATATACTCACCATTTATTTCATAAAATTTTTTAAAATCTTTTACAGGCGCTTGAATTGCATAATCTCTAAAAGACACGTTCTGTAAATCAACACCAAAAAAATAATAGTTAGATATAAGATAGTCAATTGGATGCCTTACAATAGAAACTTTTGTATAAGAGTTAAAAATATCTTCACCTATTCTTTTTTTAATTTTTCTAGCTTCTATGTGATTATAGTATCTCTGACTATTTGCTTCAAACACACGGAGTATTGTTCCCATGCCTTGATAACAATCATTATTCATAACATTACCAGATACGTGAAAATCAACATCTAATCCAATAACATGGTCAAAATATTTAGCTCCATTGTTTTCATTTTGAAAATGAATTTTATTTCTTTCCAAACTAACTCTTTCATCTTCTGGAGTGCACATAGTTATTATATCTTCTGGACCACAATAATTTCTTAATGCTAATTCAAAAGATGTACCGGCTACCTTAAGAGGTTTTATAAATATCAGTTTATGCTTATGCGATATAATCATTGATTTCTTTCTAAAAATAGCTATACTAAACCAAAAAAGAAAGTCAATGACTAAAGTTTATTTAACTCAAGAAATACCTACAGATAGAGAAACAGGTAAACCTAAATATAATGTTATGGGTGCAGCAAAGTATGGAGAAATAAAAACTCTATTACCTATGTACTCTCAAATGATACTTTCTCCTGGTCCATTAATACAAAAACTTAGAACGCTTTTAAAAGACTACACGTCAGACGATTATCTTTTATTATCAGGCGACCCCGCAACTATTGGTGTTATTTGTTCAGTAGTTTCTGACATGACAAATGGAAAATTTAAATTTCTAAAATGGGATAGACAAGAAAAAACTTATTATCCAATAGAAATAGATTTATTTAAAAAATAGTATTGACAAAACAAAAGTCTAGGATTATATATAATTCATGAAAGGAATTGTATGAGTATAGATTATGAAGACGATAGATTAGAATCTGTAAAGCAAATAGATGCTGCAGCTTCTTTATCTAATAAAGTTATTGAGTTAAAAAATATTGAAGACGAAATTGAAAACGCAGAAAAAAGTATTTCAAAATTAAAAGAACAATCTAAAGTATTATCAGAGGTAGAAATACCAAAGATGATGCAAGAGATGAACATTACAAAATTAAAGCTTAAAGATGGTGAGTCTATAGAACTTAAACCATTTTATTATGCTTCTATTGCAAAAGGCAGAAACGAAAGTGATTCTGATTTTTTAGATAGAAAGGATAAAGCTTTTACATGGCTTCGAGATAACGGCCTGGGTGATATTATTAAAAATGATATTACCGTTACCTTTGGTCGGGACGAAGATAACAAGGCACTGCAATATGCAGACCTTGCAAAGAGTAATGGCTTTGAACCAATTCAGCGCGAAACGGTTCATGCTGTAACTCTTAAAGCGCTAGTCAGAGAGCGTCTTGAGAATAATCTTGAGATGCCTTCTGACATTTTTAAAATCTACGCGGGTAACAGTACAAAAATCAAAAGGAGATAACATGGAAACGAGTAACGAGAAACAAGTAACTATAAAAAAAGAAAATCTGCCTTCAGATATTTTATTTGAAGCGGATGCAGCACAAGGTTTAGAAAACGTAAGAACAGAAAATCTGGCTTTACCAATTCTAAAACTTTTACAAAACGGATCTGGAGAAGCTCAGAAGCGTAATCAAAATTACGTTGAAGGTGCTGAACCAGGTATGTTCCTAAACACCGTGACTAAAAAATGTTATGACGGTGCTAACGGAATAGAGGTTGTACCCTGCTATTACAAACTTGAGTTTCAAGAATGGGCAGACTTTGGTACAGGTTCAGGAAGACCAGAAAATATTTTTGGTCATGATTCTGATATTTTATCTAAAACAACTAAAGATACTGGAGGTAAAGATCGTCTTGAAAACGGTAATTACATTCTAACAGTTGGTCAACATTTTGTTTTAATTGTTGATGGTGAAAATACAGAACCTGCATTAATCTCTATGAGTTCTTCTCAAGGTAAAGTGAGTAGAAAATGGAATTCAATGATGGCTTCAATTACACTTGAAGGCAAAAATGGTCCTTTCACTCCTGCTACTTACAGTCATAAATATGTCCTGTCTTCTGTACTTAACAGTGGAAAAGGTAATCAATGGTATGGCTTTAATGTTGTAAGCGGTGCTATGATTGATAACGCATCACTCTACGAAAGAGCGAAAAAGTTTCACAACTCATTCGCCGGCAAATAGTGTGAAAAGTGGGCGCCTAGGGGAGACTCAAAGCGCCCATGCAACGACAGACAGGACAGGACATGACAGACATATTAAAAAAATTTAAAAGTATATTTGAAGGTTTAGACATAGCTCGTGGTGAAACCCGTAAGACAGGTGAGGTATCTGCAAAAGGTAAAAGTATTACTAGGTCTAAAACAATTACAGAACCGCCTACAGATAAACTGTGGGAAGATCATTTAAAAGGTACAGAACCTGCATTAGGTATAATTCCAATAAGAAGAGACAATACTTGTATATGGGGATGTATTGACTGGGATGTATATCCTTTAGATCACAAAGAAATAGTGAATGATTTAAAAAAGAAAAAGATACCACTGACAGTATTTAGATCAAAGTCTGGTGGTGCACATTTATTTTTATTTACAAAAGAACCTGTCCCTGCAGTTATGATGAGAGATAAATTAAAAACATATGCTTCAGCTATTGGTCATGCAAGAGCAGAGATATTTCCAAAACAAGAAAAGATAAATATTGATCGTGGTGATGTAGGTAGTTTTTTAAACTTACCTTATCACAACTTAGAAAATACAGTTAGATATGCTTTCAATAATGATGGTGAACCAATATTAGATGTTGAAAAGTTTTTTGAACATTATGAAAACCAAGTTTTAAGTGTAGATCAATTTAATAATTTAAAATTAAAAGAAACTGAAGAAGATGATTTTCTTGAAATGCCACCATGTTTGGTTACGCTTTTATCTGAAGGTGTTGGTGAAGGAATCAGAAATGAAACTATGTATAACTTAGGAGTGTATGTAAAGAAAAGATTTTCTGAAGATGATCTTTGGAAAAAGAAAATGAATCACTACAACATAAAATATTTTAAACCACCTATTAATGCATCAGAACTTGTTAAGACTCAAGAATCATTAGAAAACAAAGATTATTTTTATAAATGTAAAGATGAACCTTTATCATCTTTTTGTAATTCGAAACTATGTGTAACAAAAAAATATGGTGTAGGTGATGATGATGCACCAGTACAAACTATAACTAATATTAGAAAGTACAACTCTGATCCACCATTATTTTTCTGTGACATCGATGGACAAACAGTGATGGTTGAAACTTCAGTTCTTCACGACCCGGATAAATTTTCAATGGCATGCTTAGAACAAATTAATAGACCACAGATGCCTATGTCTAAAATTATATGGCGTAAGATGTTAATAAAACTTTTACAGGAAAAACAAGAAACAGATGAAAAAGCTACAGAAGACCTTAAAGTTGAAAATCAATTAAAAGAATACATGGAAGACTTTGTAAATAAAGTTAAAGGTAAAGATATAAATGATATTCAAAGAGGTGTTGCGTATACTGATGATAACTATAGTTATTTTAAAATGAAAGATTTTTGGAAACATTTAGTAAAAAATAAATGGCCAGATAAAAGATATCCAAAACATGTAGTAGTACAAAAACTACAAACTCAATTAAAGATTGAAGAGGATTATCCAAAAATAAACGGTAAAACAGTGCGTTGCTTTAAGATGTTAAAGATTGTATCTGTTGAACCAGAGAAAGCAAAATATGAAAGTCAGGAACCGTCATGGAAAAGAAAAATAGAACAGTAATACCTGGACCACCAGGAACCGGTAAAACATATAGATTATTAAATCATTATATGGTCAAAGAAATAAAAGAAAATAAAACTGATCCTAAAAAAATTTGTTACATTACTTTTAGTAAAGCAGCTGCAGAAGAAGCAACTGAAAGATTTGAAGAATTATTTCCTAAAGAAAAACTTGGATACATAGGGACTATGCATGCATTAGGTGTAAGAGAATTAAATATAGATGTAAGTGCAAAATTATTAAAAGGTAATAGTCAATGGAATCAATTTAAACTTTATGAGCCAATGGCAGCTAGATTGAATACTGATGCGAGTATCGATTCAATCACTGGTAAAACTAGATTTAAAGACCCTATACTAACTACAAGAGACTATGCAAAAAATAAAAAAATATCTTTGAATGAAGCTGCAATACAAAAAGGTATGGCAGGTTGGTCAGACATACACATTGCAGAAAAAATAGATGGTGCACTAACGCAATATAAAAAAGACACAGGAGTCATAGAATTTTATGACATGATAGGTTTGTTTACGGATAAAATAAAAACTAAAGATAGTTTTTATGACGTTATATTTTTAGATGAAGCTCAAGATTTGAACGCACTACAATGGGATATGTTTTTTGAATTAGAGAAACTAAGTAATAGGTCCTTCATTGCGGGTGATGACGATCAAACTATTTATGGTTTTCAAGGCGCAGATGCATCTACATTTATAAACCTAGAAGGAACTATCGATGAACAAGTTAAGTCGAGACGAGTACCGAGAAGCGTGCATCGAGTGGCTTTAAGTATATTAGATAGACTCAACGAACGTAGAACAAAGAATTGGGAAGCGAGAGACGAGGAGGGTGAAGTTAATTATGAAACATCACTGGAGAATATAGACTTTGCAAAAGGTAAGTGGATGATACTTGGTAGAACCAATAAACTTTGTGAAAAAGCAAGAGATCATTTGTATATGAAAGGTTTAAGATATGAATTTACGGGTGATAAATATTTAGATAAAAATTCTATGTTAGCATTTACCGCCTGGAAAAGATTAAACAATGGTGCAAGTATTGATTCAAAAGATGTCAAAGTAATGTATTCTTTTTTAAAAGTAAAACTAGGTCATCTACAAAGAGGTTTTTCTAGTGGTAAAACTTTAGATTCTGTTTTTTCTGTGACGTTAGAAGAACTAAAGAAAGATCATGGTTTACTTGTTGAAGGTAGTTGGGAACATCTTGACTTTGATGAAGATACAAAAGTTTTCATGAAACATTTAATACAAAACAATTATGATCTTATGAAAGAAGCTGACATAAAGATAATGACCTTACATGGATCAAAGGGAAAAGAATGTGAAAACGTAGTTTTATTTACAGATTTTGGTGCGGATGAATATCAAAGTAATTTTATTGAAGGTGAGTTTGAAAAGTCACCAGACAATGAACATAGATTATTTTTTGTTGGAGTTACCAGAGCTAAACAAAAACTTTATTTACTACAATCAGAGGAGGGTACAGGTTATGTCATATAAATCATTAGATAAACAAGTTCAGGGGAATCATTATCAAGACTTTAAGATTCAACCAGCAGAGTTTGTGAACCAAAACAAGTTGCTTTTTGCAGAAGGCAACGCTATAAAATATATCTGCAGACATTCTAAGAAAGGTAAACATTACGACATTAAAAAGGCAATACATTATTTAGAAATGATTTTAGAAAGGGATTATGGAGAATTTATTTAACGAAGAGATGTGGAATTCACCGGACGAGTTTAAAGATTTAAGTAGTTATAAATACATAGCAATTGACTTAGAGACAAAAGACCCAAACTTAAAAAAGATGGGTTCAGGTTCTGTAAGAGGTGATGGAGAAATTATTGGTGTTGCTGTTGCAGTAGATGGTTGGTCCGGATATTATTCTTTCGGGCATGAGCAGGGTAATTTTTTTGCAAAAGAATCTGTAATGAAATGGGTTAAAAGTATTTGTGCTTTACCCTGTCCTAAAATATTTCATAATGCAATGTATGACGTATGTTGGCTAAGAGCGTATGGTGTAAAGATAAACGGAATTATTGTGGATACAATGATGATGGCAGCTGTATTAGATGAAAACAGATTGTATTACTCATTGAATTCATTATCTTTTATAGAGTTAGGTAAAGTTAAGAATGAAAAAGCTTTACAAGATGCAGCAGACAAAGCTGGCATAGATGCAAAATCTGAGATGTATAAACTTCCTGCATCAATGGTTGGAGCATATGCTGAAGCAGATGCTGAACTAACCTTACAACTATTTAAAAAATTTTCAGGGCAAATAAGAGATCAAAACTTACAGAGAATATTTAACTTGGAGACAAGTTTATTTCCTATGTTGGTAGATATGAAATTTAAGGGCGTTCGAGTAGACGTTGATAAAGCGATTCAACTGAAACATGTGCTAGAGAAAAGAGAAGGGCTATGCCTTGCAAAAGTAAAACAAGAAACAGGAGTAGAAGTACAAATATGGGCAGCAAGATCGATCGCCAAAGTATTTGACAACCTTGGACTACCTTATTCCAGAACTGCGAAAAGTAACGCGCCATCATTTACAAAAGCTACACTAGAAAACCATGAAAATCCAGTAGTAAAAAACATTGCAGAAGCTAGAGAATTGAACAAAGCGCACACTACATTTATAGATACAATACTAAAACATGAACACAATGGACGTATTCATGCTGACATAAATCAATTAAGATCAGACGCAGGTGGTACTGTAACTGGACGTTTCTCATATTCTAATCCAAACTTACAACAAATACCTGCAAGAAACAATTTATTAGGTCCTGCAATTCGTGGTCTATTTATACCAGAACAAGATTGTGATTGGGGTTGCTTTGACTATTCACAACAAGAACCTAGATTAGTTTTACACTATGCAGCAGAACACCCTATCTTAAAAAATTCTGAGTCTGTAATTGAAATGGTTTCTAAGTTTAACAAAGACCCCAAAATGGACTTCCATGGAATGGTAGCTAAACTTGCAAACATAAAAAGAAAAGAAGCTAAGACTATTAACTTAGGTTTATTTTATGGAATGGGTAAAGCAAAACTTCAACAGTCTTTGGATTTAGAAAACAAAGAAGATGCTGATAAACTTTTTAATAATTATCACGACAGTGTACCTTTTGTAAAAGGTTTGATGGATGCTACGATGAGAGACTCTCAAAGAGATGGAGAGATTCAAACGATTGCCGGTAGAGTATGTAGGTTTGATAAATGGGAAGAAGCAAGGTTTGCTCCAGGTGAACTAAGAGCACCTATGACTTATGAAGAAGCTAAGGGAAAATATGGTGAAGATAGAATTAGAAGAGCCTATACATACAAAGCTTTAAATAAATTAATTCAGGGTTCTGCGGCAGATATGACCAAACAAGCTATGTTAGATTTATATAATGAAGGTATTACACCACATATACAAGTGCATGATGAACTTGATATATCTGTTGAATCAGATCACCAGGCTCAAAAAATTATTGCAATTATGCAAGATGCAGTTAAACTTTCTGTTAAAAATAAAGTTGATTATGAAAAAGGCCCAACTTGGGGTGATGTAAAATGAGGATTTTTTATGGCATACTTAAATGCAAATATACCACCGACTTATGCACAAATCAGAAGAGAGTATTTATATGATCTTAAGAAACATAAAGGAGAAGTTGAGGACTGTATCATCTTTGGTATTAGCGCTCTTACAGGACGTGCAATACTATTTCATGCTATTATGGAAAACGGTGCAATATTCTATCGCCTACCTATTAGCGCTTTTATTCAACAGGGATTTGATGCATCCGGAGTGCCCACAAGAAGACTTGATGAACTACAGCTCTGGAATTGTTTTTCTTATTACCCTGCTGTTCATCGTTGGGATATATTAGACGGACAAGCCGGTAAGTATATAGGAAAAGACAAGAAATGGCACCCTGGAAAGTATTTATTTACCGTTGACTTTGCGCATCCAGATAGTAATATACTTGACACCGATCATTCGGAAATACCGCACGAACATAAGTGCGCTCACATAATTGCTCTCGATGATGGCAATTTTGCAGCACAACCTAACAACAGATGTATATGGGACATACCTTCTTTCACTGTGAAAGATAATACTCCCGACTGGAAAGTGCAAACTTCTGAATGGAACGTAGAAGATAGTAGAGCATGGCGGACAGAAGATACCGACAAGTTCTTCTATGAAATAGAGGAGAAAAAAAATGATTAAAAAAACTTTAAAATGGGTTTGGAATATAATTTGCTGGCCCTGGAAAAAATTTATAGAGTGGGTTTGGTCTAGTTAAATGACCAGTTGCAAGACATGTTTTCATCCTTGTCATTGCGGTGAAGATAATGATCTTCACGCAGATGAATATGGTGTGTGCACCTGCGAAAAGTGTACTTGCAAACGAACTTACAAAAAAGAAAAAGATCACAGTACGGACATAACATACGAAAATGAGTAACAAACCTTTGGATATCGGAGAAGAGGCAAGAGTGCAAATGCCAATGAAGACAGTAGCATCGCTGATCGTGCTGGTAGCAATGGGCGTTTTCGCTTATACCGAGCTGACTGCGAGGTTAGTATCGTTAGAGACATCAAGAGAATTATTTGAAAATGATTTACTTAAAAAATCTGAACAAGTTCCTACAGACCAGGAGCAACATTTTTTATTGGAAGATTTATACAAGACCGTAGAGAAATTACAGTCTACTCAAGAAATGAATATGACAAACAAAGTTAATATAGAATTTTTAAAAACACAATTAGATAAAGCATTAGAAGATGTTGAAGAACTAAAAGATAAGGTAAGAGCAAATGGAAACGGTCATCAGTAGCGTAGTAGCTCTTTGTATGTTTATAGGAGGTGTTCTTACAGAACATAGAATACAGGTTGACCCAGATACAGGGAAACCCTCTATGGCTACTTGTTTAAAAGGAAAAAGGGTTGCGGAACGTACAGCAAATGATAATATTCAGTACAAATGCGGGAAAGTAAAAGTTGAACTCGAAAAAAATATCGATGGATCTAAAGCAATCAAAAAAATAATAGAATGATAAAAAATTGTAATAAATGTAAAAAAGAGTTTGAAGCTAAAGAACAATTAGATTTATTCTGTAGCCAAGAATGTAAAGAAGAAGCTCTAGCTGACCTTGACAACGACAGTGATGAGTGTTTAAGCTGTCAATAAATGAATCTTTCAAGAAATTTCTCTCTTCAGGAGCTTATCAAGTCTGATACTGCAATACGTAAAGGTATTAATAATAATCCAAATGCAGGTCAAATAGAAAAATTAAAATCACTTTGTGAAAATATTTTACAACCCGTCCGGGACCATTTTGGTAGAGTTAAGGTCACATCAGGGTTCCGTTCAGAAGACCTTTGCTATGCCATAGGTTCAAGTCGGGACAGCCAGCATGCAAAAGCTGAGGCCGCAGACTTCGAATGTGTTGGAGTCGACAATGCAGAAGTCGCTGATTGGATCAAACAGAACCTTGAGACAGATCAATTGATCCTCGAGTTCTACACTCCAGGCGAACCCAATTCTGGATGGATTCACTGTAGTTGGATACCTGAAGGAAGACGTGAGCAGTATATGCATGCTTATAAATTCGAAGGTAAAACTAAATACAAACCAATAATAGGAAAAGCGAAAGATATAGTATGAGCATAATAGATAAAAAATCAGCTAAATTATTTAGTAAAATAGATACAGTACACGGGACTTGTGAAGAGTGTCAGGAAGAAACAATTTTAGTTGCAATTGTTTCAGAATTTTATAGATGTACTAACTGTGGCTTTGATACAAAACAACATATCAATGGCAGAATCAGATATCTTAAATTAGATGAGTCTGATAAGAAATGGATAAAAGATAATTATATTAAATAATGGCTAAGAAGTTTAAATCATTCGAGACACGTGACAAGCCTAGAAAACGTGGACCTCGTCAGCACAAGAAAAATAAAAGTAAGCACGAGAAACGTCAGAAAAAACAGACGAGATACAAGGGACAAGGAAAAGGATAGTTTGTCTCTCATACCTGAAAATTTTATTTTTGTAAAAAAATACAATAATATCAATAGTTTAAAAGAAAAAGTCTTAAAATATACAAAAGAAGACTGGCACAAATACGACTACAGACAAAAAAATTATATGGTCCATATGAATACAAAGACCATACCTTTGATATGGAATGAAATGGATAAATATAATCAAAGAAATTTAGAAAAAGATAATAGAAAGTTTTGGCCTGAAGCAGATAATTATAAAACAGAGTTAGATTCTCTTTCACAAATACTTACAGAAAAATACGGTGAAGGTTTTATTACAAGTGCGTTGTTAATTAATCTACCTTCTAGGTCTATCATTGCTCCTCACGTAGATAATCAAGATGCTTATTTTGATCTTGTCAAAAGAACTCATTTAGCTATTATATCTGATGATGAAGTAAGATTTATTGTAGGTGGTGAAGATAAAAATATAAAAGAAGGTGAGATATTTGAGATTAATAATAATGAAAAACTACATGAAGTTAAAAACAATTCTGAAATAGACAGGATTCATTTATTAACTGATTGGTTAACTATAAAAGGAGAAAGAAATGAGTGAGAAGAAACTAACATTAAAAGCAACAAACGTTACTCAGAAACAATGGGGCGTACTTGTTCTTGAACTTAACATACTTAAGAAAGCATGGAAGAGTTATGGAGTAGATATAGATTTGTCTGGTCACGGAATTAAATCTATTGTTGAAAAAGGTACAAGAATCTACGAATTTAAAAACGCTGATGAAAAAACTAAGAAAAATGAATTAAGCGGGTAGCTTAGGTTTTCTTGGTGGAACAATAATATCTGGAAGTCTTATTTCTCTACATTCAAATTTGACAACAAGTCTATTTTTTTCAATGTGCTCTGCATCAACATTTTCAAGTTTTTTTAATTCCACATAAGTCTGTTGAGCAACTGCATATCCATTTAATACACAATCGTAGTGTGTATTAAATTCATTCTTTACTGAAAAATGACTAGTGGGACATTGTCCTGTAATCATGGAACATAAATGTAATACAATTATAAATTTAGTCATTGACTCCTGTTGTAATTTTAATATATAATCCTATATGTCAGAAATAACTTTGAAAGGATATAACAAATGACAGATATAAGCAAATACAAAAGTATAGCAATTGATCATGACTGCTATAATAAATTAACGAAACTATCAAAACATCTCGCTCCCAAGCATGCCAAATTGTCTAGGGCACAAGTCGTAAGAGTATTAGTCGAAGAGAAAGTGGAGAAGTTAAATGGCAAACTTAGATAGAGAAATATGTCCCGTATGCAATGGAAACGGGTATGTATTATCGGGCGTAACCGTTTATCAATGTAGTTACTGTGAATCTCAAGGCGAGATACCGAAGCGAGAGGCGAGTGTCGAGGAATTAAAAAACCATGGTCGGGACAATGATATCGGAAATTGATTGCGCATACATTGCAGGTTTGTTTGATGGTGAAGGTTCAATACACATAAGACGTGGTATTGAAAAAAAGAAAAAACACAAAGGTAAACCTGGATATAGATTATCTAATTCTATGCGTATCAGTATGGAAATTACTATGACAGATAAATCTGTTTTAGTTTGGGTCCATGAAGTATTGGGTGTAGGTACACTTACACCTAAGAAAGTAAAAGGAAACAGAGTTGATGGTACACCTTACCTTAAACAATATAGATGGCGTTGTACGTTTCGTGATGCTTATCGTGTTTGTTGTTTGCTTTGGCCCTTTGCACATACAAAGTTGCCTAAGATACAACAAGTAATAGATCATTACTCAGACAGTAATATAGTTGATTTAACAGAGTACAGAGTAGCAAAGGAGTTAGAAATTTGAACTGTTGGCACTGTAACACTGAATTAATATGGGGTGGCGACCACGATACCGAAGATAATGAGGATTATGATATAGTTAGTAACTTATCATGTCCTGAGTGTTATGCAGCGGTTGACGTGTGGCATCCATCAGAGAAATTAATAGAGGAGTATAAAAAACATGAAAACGATAAGTAATAAAAGATGGAATAAGAAATACGGATTTAGATCAAAGAGGAGAAAAAAATGAAACTGAAAGATAATGTAACACTTACGGAAACAGTTGAGAAGTTAAACAAAAAAAATATTAAGTTGTTAAAACAAGTCAAAGCTCATGAGGAAGAAGTTACAGAACTGACTGAGTATGTTGATTCTTTAGAAGCACAGATTGCAGACTACAAGAGAAGATTTGTACCTGATTTTGATATGCTTCAAAAAGGTGGTGAGTCGGTCCCAATATCTGATTTAAAAATTATGTCAGACAAAGCGAGACGTTCTATGGCCAAGAGATTCCTTAAAAAATATGGTGAGGAATGGGTCAGAATTAATATCTTGGAGAACGAGGATTTAAAATAATGCCTAAAAGATGTTACGTTAAAAAAGAAATAAAGATAAGCAAACATAAATTTTTATTAGAAATCTACTATGCTTTAGAAGGACATAAAGACCTCTGTTGGGAAGTATTTCCATATAATCACCAGGCGTCTTTGTATGCTTTTGAAAATAAACAAAAAATAGAAAAACTAATAGAAAGGAAACATTTATATGAAAAATAAATTAGACAAATTAAAGAAGAAAGAAACTTTTACGGATGAAGAGGACTATGTCTATTCACTTATGGGGTGGTTAGTTGCTAATGCTGATGATGATCTAACTAAAAAATATTTAGATCATAGAAACAGAAGATTTTTTAAACATAGTTTAGAAAAAATTAGAAACCATTTAGAGGTAACTGGTTGGTACGAACATTCTGGGAACTATTTTACTAGTGAATTAGGTTGGCCAGAAAATTTTAGTATGGAACATGGTTACGGACAAGAGGATAAAATAATATGAAATGGAATAAAAAATTTATCTACCCTACATCAACAAGGTCACTTTTAAATGATGAGAGAGTCTATGACGTATCTCAAGAAAAGTTACCAAGTGTTACAACCATACTATCAGCTACTCAGCCTCAAGATAAGTTAGATTCGTTGGCTAGATGGAAAGCTAAAGTTGGAGAAGTTCAAGCGGATAAAATTAAGAATCTAGCTGCTAATCGAGGAACTATTATGCATAGCATTTTAGAGGGTTATATACTTGAAAAAGAGGTGCTAGACATGACTGAGGCGGGCGTACAAGCTCATTCGATGGCTAAAACGATCATCGATAAGGGTTTGCCTGATTTGGAGGAGATATGGGGCTCTGAGGTGGTAGTAAGCTATCCTGGACTGTATGCCGGTGCAACTGATCTAGTTGGAGTTTATATGGGGCGTGATAGTATAATTGACTTCAAGCAATCGAACAAGCCTAAACGTATCGAGTGGATAACTGATTATAAGTTGCAGATGGTAGCTTATGCGATGGCCCACAACTACGTTCACGATTCTGAGATCGAGCAAGGAGTTATATTGATGTGTACTCCTGATAATTTTTTTCAACGATTCATAATCAATGGCTCCGAGTTTCGAGCACTTAGTCACGAGTGGCTAGCCCGAGTTGATGCTTATTACAAGGTTCGAGCAGCTAGGAGCGAGAGTCGAGAAACGGGGAAAAATGAGTAAAATTAATTTGTGGAACTTTTGTGGAAACGACGAAAATTTTGTGGAAAATCGTTTTTACTTTAGAATGATTCTAAACTTTTGTTACATTCTGACGCAGATTTTGGCCATTTTCCACATTTTCCACATTTTTTTTCGACGAAATGTGGAAGATTTTGTGGAACTTTTATTCAATGATTTCAACTACTTAAGGGTTGTTTTTATGATTTCCACATTTTCCACAGCGTTTCAGAAATATTTTCAGAATTTTTATATTTATATATATTTATATCTTATAAAGTGGAAAGGGATCAGCTATGAATAAAAAATCAAAATACAGACATGTAGTGCTTAAAAAGAAGAAATATTACTTCTACAAAATAACATGGGTTGATATTTTAGGTGATAGCGGGCATGCGACAGCTTATGAGTTTAGTGGTATGATGCCTTCAGTAATGGTTACTAATGCTTACCTATATGAAAGAGATTCTAAATGTATAAGAACGTTCGCCAGTTATGATGAGGCCGATGGTTTATTCTCTGACCGAAATGTATTTCCTAAAGGTTGTATTGTTAAAATGGAAAAAATATTATTGTAATGAAGGTTCTGGCTCTTCTGGAATGGGTTCTTCAAGTAACTCTTGGTCTGTTTCTTCTATGGTTTCTATTTCATCTTCCGGCTCTGATGATAGCTCTATTAGCGGTTGTTCTTCTGTAGATTGACCTTCAATTATTTTCGAATGATCCTCTACCATTTTTTCTAGTTTAGACATTAACTGATCTCTATCAAGATCATCTATCTTACCTGTCTTAATCATTTTTCTATCAATGTAATATCCGGCAACCTTTCCTCTGGCTACTTCCATATTACCCGCTGCAGAATATGCTCCCTTCTTCAACGCTTGGTCACGTATTTTTGCAAGCTGCTCAAGGTGTCTGTCCATAGTAACCTCATACTTCTTTCTAGCTTCCTCACGCAGATCACCAATGTACTGAACTACAAGAGGGTACAATTGAGGATTAGTTAATCTTGAAGAGGCGACTCTTGCTGCAAGGTCGGACGTTGGGCCGTAGCCAGCTTCTTTTGCACACTCCCAAGCATCTCTGCTTCCGTCGTTGTACACAATAAGCTCAGCAAATTTTTTCTGCTTCTCTGTCAATCTTTTAGGTAATCCCATGTTTGACTTTTACCCTAACATTTTATAAAAGGCAAGGCATGAGAGATACAAAGAAATTGACTGAATACGCAGAGCAAGCCAAACGAAAACTAAAAGAAAACTTCTTGTTTAAACACCTGGTTAAGGCTGTTGAATCAGGAGCAAATGGAACATTAAAATACATAGTCAAAAAAGGTCCAGGAAAAGGAAAGGAACCAAAAAAATAATGTACGTAAGACACCTTCAAGAATATCTTGACAAATTTACAGATGGTACTAAAGGCAACGCCGTAAGTAATGCTACGATCTACATGGATAATGGCAGCGGAAATATTTTCCCGATTGGTAAAATTGAAGTACAGGAATCGACTATAATAGGCCAACCTTCTGTTAGAGTTGTGATCAAACCTGACCTCAAAGATCAGATACCAAAACTGAAAAAATTCATACTTACATAGGCACCTGTTAGGGTGAATATTAATGAAACCTGAAACAAAATTTTGGCATGAAATTAAGAAAAATACTAAGCAAATTAGTTGGACTAGACTTGAAAACCTTAGTGCTTTTGGTACTCCCGATCTATTGGGCTATAATACTAATAGGCACTTTTTTACATTGGAACTGAAGATAACAAGAGCTAACAAGATTAAGTTCTCACCCCATCAAATTGCCTTCCATATTAAGCATCCTGACAATACTTTCATCTTAGTTTCTCGCCTCTTGTCTCGAGGCTCAAAACTTTTTGAGAGAGAAGAGGTTTACTTGTACAGAGGAAAGAGAATACAGGAGCTTGTTGCTTGTGGCTTGAAGCTTGACGCTTGTCGCTCAGGCCTTGATGCTTGCATCAATCATCTCGAACAGCTTGGAGCTTGACGCTTGCTGCTTGACGCTTGTTGCTTGAAGCTTTCTAAAGATTGGAGCGTGATGCTTGGTGCTTGTGGCTTGCTGCTTGGCGTTCTTATCGTAACGCACACACCAGCCGGATCCATTTTTAAAAAATGTAATATAACCTGGCGCACGCCCGCGGCCGTCCGTCGATGGCTTTGGGCTAATGGCCTTCTTCACACGTGAAGCTTTTCTAGTGTTTACCATAACTAATGTTTTTAATGTCTTTATTCCAGCATGCTCTACAATCTAAACACTGGCCGCCTTGATTAGGCGCTGGACAGCTGGGGCTCCCATCGGTCACCACTGTTGACGAATGCGACCAGGCATTGCCTGCGGTCCCGTCTACACGTGCAGCGGATAACCTAATAATTAAATTCGCTGGAACCTCTTCAGGAGCTGGCAAGTATTGCCGCTCTTGAGTTGGTAACCAGTGTTTGGTGTCAGGTGTGAGCTTGCACACTTCTATGATTTTTGCCATATGCTCATGACTTTGTACGTCTCCCGCGTCATGCCATCTAAACCATTTTTGACGCTTGATCACAGCAGCCATTGCGGTGACCCAGTCAGGGTGATTGATAGCGTCCAGTCTTCTATATTGCGCTTCTCTTATTGCAGGGTATCTTGTATAGTTACCCTTCAGGGCGTAACAGCCGTAACACGGTGAAGTCTTAACGAGTCTTAGCTTGGAGCCAGTTTGGCAGGCCCACGCTGGCAGGCTGTAACTTAAGCCAGGCATCTTAGACGTTCTAGTGAATGAGTCTGTAATTTTTAATGCTTCTTTTACTTTCATAATTCTTTCTCCTTTATTATCCTATACTATAAATCTTTTGACCTGTCAAGCCCCCTGCTTGCCGCTTGTTGCTTGCGGCTTGCTGCTTGTAGCTTGAGACTCTTAAAAAATTTGTCACAGCTGCGAAGGTAACCTTGCGGCAGCTGGTTATGCGGCCGCAAGAAATAGTGAGTGAGATCGTTATTCCTGATCTTCATCCGGGAACCTTTTCGCCATCTTCTCCTGGTCCGCCTTCACCAGTCTCAGGATCTCTTCCAGGGCGTCTGCTATTCTTTTCAATTGTGTATCATTCATAATTATTCCTTTCAATATTATCCTATACTATCTTATACCAGCTGTCAAGCGTTGCTTGCTGCTTGATGCTTGAAGCTCGGCTCTTCTCTTCTTTAGAATGAAACTTAGAATCATTCTAAACTGGCAATTCATATACCAGCAACGCCATCCTGATCAGGGAAGCCAGCGCTGCTGGTCCAAGTATCGACGCTACCCTTTCAGGTCACTGCTTAGGTCCAGGGAAATGCCATAGGCAAGATATGTACCCCTAACTTGGTTCATCATTAGCAGGACCCATCCAGCTGCGCGCGTTTACCTCCAACTTGGGTCCAGCAAATAATAATCTTAGGACCTACAATGGTAGAGCATCGTAGATCCATAAAATTTTACTGATCAGTCACTATGCTACGCGGGGCCTAGAGATCGTCAGTTATCTAGTCTCATTGGACCGGTATCCCAATTATCTTCACCCGTGTTCTAGTGTTTATTCTCACAGTCAACAATGACTGATCCCAGATCTTATTAGAGATTGACCAACCATCCTTTCAGGTCGTAACCTCCAGTGATCAATTGGAAGCTTAGGCCAAGTTAATAAGATCAGGGATCAGTGGGCTATACTCGGGATCAAACCTTTCTAGCCGTAATCCTGCTAATTTGAGTTTTTTAATTCCGTATATTAGCAAAAGGGAATATCTCCTATATAATCCTATTGACATTATTTGTCAATAGTATAAATTAAAAAAATAAAAATAATTAACAGAAAGGTCAAAATGACAAAAATAAGAATGAATACTGAACTACGAAATAAGTTGTTCAATAAAATAAAAGATGTCTTTGAGAATGAGGACACGCAAGAAAGAGAAGCATATCTTCAAGCAAGAGAATGGGTTGATGAAAAATATGTTATGGCAAGTCAACTTGCAAAACAAGTTGTTGAGAGAGCATATCCAATAGATGATGTTGCAACACTCCGAACTTTCAAAAAGAAATATGGAAGTCCTTGTGATGTTGTAGCAAAAGATAAATGCTTTTACTTTGCACACAACGAGGGTGTTGATGATGAGGGCGAACCAACAGAAACTAAATCTCATTTTGATTTTGGTTTGTTTGGTAATCTAAATGGTAGTGAGTATAGTGATGAAGACGGAAAGAAATTTGCAGTTGCATATTTTAGAGAAGATTTAAAAGCACTTGATTGCAACCCAGATATCTATGCACAACAAAATGACAAGCAAGATAATCCACACAAAACAAAACATGTTGAAGAATGTATGAAAGCACTCGGCAAAGTTGGTAGTTATAATGGTAATGATAATACGGGAATGACTAAAACATTTGATGACCAATATTATCTTGATGTCATTGGTACATCTTATTGCAGATCAAGAGCAATCGCTTGTACTAAAAATGAGTACGAGCAATTTGAAACTTGGCGAATTGCAAAAGGCAATCTAGTATCTAAACACCAAACATGGATTGATACAATTCAAAAACAATCTGACCAATTAAAGATTGGATTGAAAGCATACAGATACTTGAGTGAGGGAATTGAACTTGCAACTGAACTTGGAATACAAGTTGATGAGGCAGAATTAATTAGAACTAACTCAACGGGATTGACTATCTACAACCCTAGCAACTTGGCTAGTATGATTAAAGGTATGAAGAACAAGAACCAATCAAGAGAGGCGAAAATATTGGCAAGAAAAAAATATGAAGAAAGTCTAAATTAAAGTTTGACAAATAGGGCTATCTGTTATAGGATAGTCCTATTACAATTAGAAAGGTATATATGACAAACAAAACATTTTACATTACATATTGGGCTAGTAAGCACAAGAAACACATTACAAGAAAAGGTAAGCATGACGAAAAATCTCGTTATGGTGTTGCAAAGAATGGAACACCTTTTTATGTTTATTATGACTTAGATAGTCATGGTTATAGAACTGCAACTACAACATGGAAAGTGAGGCACTAAAAATGGCACAACAAAACGAAGAACATTTTGAAGTTATAAGTGGCAACAAAGCGAAAGCTTATGAAGAACAAAAAGAAATGCGACAAGAACTAATTAAATGGATTAATTCTTGTGACAAGTTTCAAATGTTAGAACTTTATAGCGAAATGAGAAGAATGAAAAGGAGTGCACTATAATGCCAAACAAACATTTTTGCCAAGGACCTAATTGCCATAGACACCCAACACAAGATAGATTTCTAAAATCGCGTGGAGTAATTCGTGGAAGATATGCATATGCAACAATGGACAGAACACCTAATCAATATGGTTGGGTTCCAAATGGTTCAGATATTTATTTTTGTAGTCAATCATGTAAATTTGATTGGTTATCATTGAACATGGAAAACATCGAACAAGGTCGACCGATAGAGTTTATCAGACACAGACGAGAGAGCCAAGGTTATGCCAAGGTTAAGAGTGAGGAAAGGTGGGGTCCAGAATATAATATTCAAAGGGTTGACAATGAACAGATTGTAGAGTAGGATTATCCTATAACAAATAGAAAGGTATATATGAAAACAATTAAATACAATAACAAAGAATACAAACTACCATTTGATGTTGCGTTACCAGATGACCCAACAGCAGAGGTAGAAATTAAAAATAGATTTGGAGGAGAGAGTACAACTCTTCCAGAGTTTGCGGCAGCTGTCTACGATACTATCATTGGCGCTGAAATGTTTGGGGACTATGATACAGTACGTAAGGGACTTGATTGGTTCAGACAACACTTCGCAAAACAATACATGGTGGTTCTAGACTAGCCAACCTTTCTACCTTTGGCCCTTGGTTATAGTAACTAGGGGCGAGGGGTCCCAATCCATTTGGTTTCTCAAACACTTTTTTAATATATCAATCCCTTATATATATAAAGGGGTCCCACTACTCTAGGTTGTAAAGCTTGATTTAGACATTTATAGATGGTATTTTCATTTTACATCTGAAATAAGATGCTAAAAAAATTATAAGAAATTTTTTTCAAATGAAAATAGATATAAACGACCCTAAAAAGATATTAGATATCGCTGCTAAACTACCACCTGATGTAGCGAAAGAGTTTACTAAAACATACTTTCAGATTCAAGAACTGGATAAAAAAGGAAACATTCAACATGACTTCATGGGTTTTGTTAAACATGTTTGGCCTGACTTTATTGAAGGTAAACACCACCAACAAATCGCTGATAAGTTTAATGACATTGCTACAGGTAAAATTAAAAGATTAATTATTAACATGCCGCCTAGACATACCAAGTCTGAGTTTGGTTCTTACCTCTTACCCGCCTGGATGGTAGGTCGTAATCCTAAATTAAAAATTATTCAATCAACTAACACAACAGAATTATCTGTAAGGTTCGGACGTAAAGCAAAACAACTTATGGATGACCCTCTGTATAAAGAAGTGTTTGATACAAGACTAAGAGAAGACTCGCAAGCTGCCGGTAAGTGGGAGACAGAACAAGGTGGTGAATATTATGCTGCCGGTGTTGGATCAGCAATCACAGGTCGTGGTGCTGACCTTCTGATTATTGATGACCCACACACTGAGCAAGACGCATTGAACTCACAAGCCTTAGATAGAACTTATGAGTGGTACACTTCTGGTCCACGTCAACGTCTCCAACCTGGAGGATCGATTGTTGTTATTATGACAAGATGGAATCAAAAAGATTTGACCGGTAGATTATTATCAGCTCAGTCAGAAGCAAAAGCTGACAAATGGGAAGTAGTAGAATTTCCAGCGATCATGCCATCAGGTAAACCTGTTTGGCCTGAGTATTGGAAGATAGAAGATTTAGAATCTGTTAAGGCTAGTATTCCTTTAACAAAATGGAATGCGCAGTATATGCAAGACCCAACATCTGAAGAAGGTGCAATCATCAAAAGAGAATGGTGGCAAGATTGGGAAAAAGATTACATGCCTCGTTTAGACCATGTCATACAATCTTATGATACAGCATTTATGAAAAAAGAAACTGCAGACTATAGTGCTATTACTACTTGGGGTGTATTCAGGCCAAAAGAAGATGGACCACAATGTATTATGTTATTAGATGCTGTTAAAGACAGATTCGAGTTCCCCGAACTTCGTCGCGTGGCTCTAGAACAATATAGATATTGGGAACCTGAAACAGTTATTGTTGAGGCTAAAGCAACTGGATTGCCATTAACTTACGAATTAAGAAACATGGGAATACCCGTAATTAACTTCTCTCCATCAAAAGGTCAGGATAAACATACCCGAGTAAACGCAGTTGCACCTTTATTTGAATCTGCTATGATATATGCTCCAAAGAAAAAGGAGTTTGCGCAAGAGGTCATCGAAGAGTGCGCAGCCTTTCCTTTTGGCGATCATGACGATCTTGTGGACTCGATGACACAGGCTATCATGCGTTTCAGACAAGGAGGTTTTTTATTACACCCCGAAGACTATGAAGAAGAGGAACAACCAAAGAAAAAATTTGAATATTACTGGTAAAATATATGGGTAACTTATTAAAACTATTAGCCGCAATCACAAACCTAACTAGAGGAGGCGGACTTAAAAGTATTGAACAAGTCTATAAAATTGCAAAAAGAGAACTAGGTGACACGTTTGATACAGCCAAAAAACAGATTGATGATGCCTTTAAACAGGGGAAAGAACAAAAAAAATTAGATGACAGAACTAAAGACTTAAAAAAAATAGACGAACAAGGTATTAAAAGTGTTGAGACAGAACAGTCTGAGTTAATGAAAAGACTTGAAGACAAAGTCAAGAATCTAGCAAACGTTGAAAACATTTCAACAGGTCTTACAAGAACAATAGCTAGAGAAATATTAGAAAAAAGAGGAATTCAGATACCTAAAGGAACAGATGCCATACAACTATTTAAACAAAAATTTGGTCAAGATATATTACTTGATATAAACGATCTTGCTGAAGAATTAGTTGATATAGATAGAGTGGGTGGAAAACCTAAACCATTAACTGAACTTATAGAACAAGAAGGTTTCTTCGATCTTAAAATGCCTAAGGAACCACCTCAAGGATACACTCCAGATGAGCTAGCAGAGATTCAAAAAGAAATAGATCAAGAAGACATGCTACTTAAGTTTGACCCTACTGGTAGAAAATCAAATTCAATGGGTGGTATTAATAGACTTAATTTTGCAGATGGTCCTAAAGATCCTAAGAAAAAAGCATTAATAAACACAATTAAAAAAATACCTAAAGTAGGTAAGATTGTTGGAGGTGTTTTAGAGATTATAAACTATGTAAAAACATTAGACCCAATAGAAGCTATGAAAGAAGTAAACAAAGTCATAGCTAGAAAAGGTAAATATAAAAATATAACAGATAAAGAATCTCAAAAAATATTTGATGACACACAAGATCATATTTTTGAAAGAGAACCTAAACCAACAGAATTCGATATTGATATTGATGAAGTAGAGTCAACTAGAGCACTAGCACCTAAGATGACTGAAAGATTAGAAATAAAAGCAAAGTATCCAGGTATTGATGATGAACTTGTAGATAAGATTTTAATAGATGATAATCCACAAAGAAAAGCAGAACTACTAGCAACAATTGATGAAGCTTTTAGAATGATGGAAAAAGGCAAAAGTACTGATGAGATTATTGATACATTTAAAAATCAAAACAGAACTAAACAAGCAATGGGAACTGGCCCTGAAGGTTTATCTGAAATAACAGATTTGTACGACAAAATAAGAATTAACAATATTCAAAAACAAAAAGATGCAGGTGATAATAAACAAATGCGATTTAGAAAACTTCTTTCATCAAATAAATTTCCAGAGTTAAATTCTTTTTTAGAAGCAGAGCTAAATGAAGATGATGAAAAAGTAGAACTAGATGTTAGAACAAATTTTGCAATAGGTAGTCCGCCATTCACACCAGGACAAGTAGCTCAAAGAAAAAACCAATCATACGTAGATTTCCTTGCAAGACAAGGAGTCGGCCAGTCTGGAACTACAACAGGTCCAGCACCTACTTTTAATCCGTTCACCGGCACAGGAACCACGCCGCCCGCTACGGGAGGCTCGCAGCCAGGAACTGGAGGAGGTGGAACTACATCACCGAATACAGGAACAGGCGGTGGAGGAAATACAAATACAGGCTCAGGTAATACCGGAGGAGGAACAGGAGGTTCATCAGGAGGTTCATCAGGAGGTTCATCAGGAGGATCGAGCGGCGGGACTGGAGGAACGAGCAGCGGGAGTAATCTTTATACCGGTGCAGGTAACTATCCTCCAGGTATGGGAACTAATACAGGTGGTAGCTCTACAGGTGGTTCACCAGGAGGTTCAACAGGTGGCGGTTCAGGATTAACTCCAAGCACAGGAAACACAGATCATGGTGGAGGATATACAACAGGCGGTGGATCTATTGTAAAAGACAAAACAGGTAACTCAGGTGTTTTATTGGATAACTCCGTTTCCGGGCAAGCTGCAGTTGATGCATATAAAAAATACTTATCAACTGCCGATCGAGATACAGAAGCATATAAAGATTTTAATACATGGAGACAAGATACAGAATTTTCAGGAGACAACCTATTATTTGATATGACAACTTCGGAAGGTCAAAAACAATATGAAGCTGCTGCAAAATTTTTAGGTAGTGACAACGGATGGCAAGACCCACAAACAAAAGCTGGTACAAAGCTAATGGAGGACTATTTGTCATTTGCAGCGCAAAACAAAGGCAAAGACTCAATGATGGATTTTACGGGTTGGGCAAAAGCAAATAATAGACGAACTGACGTAAGTTTCAGAAAAGAAGACTCGGACAAAATACTTGGAGTCGATACTGGTGCAAATTTCAGTTCAGTTAATAATGCAGTTGACACTGGAGATCTTGGAAGTGAAGCAGCTAATGATGCAGCAAATCAAGCGGCTACAGGATTAAAAGATCCATCTACTATGGACGCTAAAGAATTAAGAGATGAAGCTCAACAATATGTAGACGAAGCGAAAGCAAAATGGTTGGAAGAAAATCCAGGTGCGACAGCAGAAGATTTTTCTAGAGGAGGTGGCAGATGGATTGATTTAGCTGAAGACATGGTAAAAGATAAATACAATGAGCAAAAAGATATGGGAGCTACATCTGATGATGGTTTTGAAGATCAATCAAAAGATTATTTCGGCGACATGTATAGTGAAAATCGAATAAGAGATTTCGATGGAGTAAACAGACGTATGGTTACTGTTGATGAATTAAAAAATTCACAAGAAGAATATAGACAAGCTTTAGCATCTGGAGAATATCAAGGTGTTGCACAACCAGGGAGTACATTCGACATAAATAACTTTCAAAAAGAAAAATATGGAGCTCCTTTAATAATTACAAATGAAACGGAAATAAATAGATACAATAGAGCACGAGATTTACAAGCGCCAAGAAGCGATGGAAAATATGCTGACCAAGTAAACGAACTCCAACCTATGCCAAAAGATATAGGTGGAGGTATTAAAAGTTTCGCTGGAAAACTTTATAACACAGCAGGTCAAATAGTTGACACAGCTGGAAGAGTACTTGATAGTAAACCAGGACAACTAGCACTTGCGCTGTCTGGGGTTGGTTTAGGTGGAAAAGCCTTACAGACCGTGAGCAACATTAAAACCGCTGTTGATACTGTAAACAAAGGTAAAGATATTATAAATGAAGTTAAAGATGTGTATAATCAATCAATAGATGATACTTTAAATAATGCACAAGGTATTACAGGAAATATAGATTTAAGAGAACCTAAATCAACAGGCGGTAGAGTAGGAAAAGCAGTAGGTGGATCACTTGATTTAGCAGCTAGACAAAAACAATCACAATTAGATTTTTTAAGAAGACAACCGGGTGCGCAACCTGCGCAACCACAAGCACCGAAAGCTAATCCTTTTAACCCTTTTGCTTTAACAGCTACACCAACAGCTCCACCTGCAGTTAATCCTCAACCACCGGCAACACAACCGTCAGGTATGACAAGTGGCGCGGCAACTACTATGGGATCATCTATGGGCGGCTTTACAGGGCCGGGTGTAACTCAACCTGCAGTCAATCCTCAACCACCATCAAATAGAACGTTTGATATGAATAAAATTATGAATTTTGATAATTATCAAATGGATGCATTTAGGGCGAATCTTTCACAACAAGAAAAAGCTCAATTAGATAATCAACTTAACTCACAAGGCCCAATGGCATTCGGTCATGGAGACAGTACATATGATGAAAGATTTGGTATAACTGCTAAGGAAAGAGCCCCTGGAAAAAAATATGATGTAGAATATTATGAAGGTGATGACATAAGTGATGACGATTACTATGATTTTTATGATAACCTTAAACCATCAGAACAAAGAGAGTACGATAGACAAGTACAAATATATGATGGCTACGAGCCAAACATGATGGGAATGGGAGATAATCTTTTTGATAAATTTTCACTTTCTAGATTTGGAGTTGATGAAGCCGACTTTTACGATAACATGAGCACTGATGAACAATATGAACTACAAAGTGTTGCAGACTATATTGATGATCAAATGGATTATGGCGGCATTTATAATGCGGCTGAAGAATTAGAACAAAGAGGAATAGATCCAAAACAATTCATAGGCTCAGATGGAATGTATGATCGAATTGCTCTTGCAAAAACTTATGTAGACTCAGGAGTTAAAGATTTTATAGATAAAGGTTTTATAACAGAAGAGGATGCACAACGCTATGATGGACAGGGTTTTTATGGCAAGCAACAGTTACTAAGAAAAGGTCAGGATGCGTACTATGACTCATTAAGATCACCATCTTATAATTCATATACTAATACAAACATTGGTAATTTAACACCCACCAAGACCATTGAAGTACAAATGCAAGATATTATAAATAAACAAGGTGGAATGGGTACAGGGTCAGGTAATAGTATTAATCAAAGCACAAGTGGTTACATGAAAGGCGGCAGAGTAGGCTTTAAATATGGAACTGATCGTTATGGACAATCTAAAAAAGTTAGTAGTGCTATGAATGTAGATTATAATGATCCATTTAAAAAATTAATGAGTAATGATTCAGGTAGATTTATAAAATCTACGTCAAGTTTGGCAAGGTATGCTAAAAATTTAAATGCATTAAAAAACAGTAAGCAAGCGAAAGCTGCACTAAGAAAAAGTCTTTTAGTTGAAAATGAAAAAACTAGAAAAGACGCTTTAAAAAGATTAACCTTATTAAAGAAACTATATTCTGGTGGTAAAAGTGTATAAGCCAAGTCCAAGTCATCAGAAATTTATAGACATTCTTACAGAAAAAAACAGACCTAAGAAAACAGCTAATCTTATGGATGAGTATTTAGGTGATCAAAGAGAATACCAAAAAGCAGTAGATGATGGATTTCAAGGAACTTACGAAGAGTTTCTAAGAATTAAATCTATGAGAGAGAACGCAGCGCAAGGTGGTGTTATCGGTGAAGGAGGCATGTTTAGAGGTCAAGACATGGGAACTAGAGAAGGATTTGCTGAGGCTAAATTTAACGATCCAAGTGCTGGTATAAAAGTTGGGGATGATTTAGGAAATGGTATATCACAACAAAGAATTAAAAAAGATGGCAGTGTAGTATATAGAGTTTATAAGGGAAAAGTAAAAGGCAAACAATTAGAAAGTAGATCAATTCCTTCCTATGAAGATGCATTGGCAGAAAGAGAAAAATATGTACCTTTTAAAAAAGGTACAACACTTTCTAAAAAACAGATTAGAAATGAAAACAAATGGAAAAAAGCAAATCCAAACTTAAATTATGATGATTTATCTGACACTGTAAAATATAGTATAAGAAAAACAGGTCGTACAAACTTAGGAACTATTGGACAAGGGAAAGCAAATCTTTTTTTAACAGGTGAAGATAGTCCTTTTTATAATCCTCTATCAAAAAAAGGTGAAAAAATTGCAAAACATGTCTATGGAACGACGGACATAACTGACGATCGAAGATTACGAATAAATAGTGGTCAAACAACTATGGACACCAAACCTGTAAAATTTGAAAAAGGTAAAGATATTTCTCTTAAAATGAAAAGAGGATCAGAGGAAGTCACAGACATTGTTTTCCCTAATAAACAAGTAGAAAAAGATTTTATTAAAGCTATCAAAGCTAGAGTTTTACAACCACAAAAAGCAGTTGTTGATTTTACAAATAAAGAACTTTCTGAATTATTTGATATTAGTGAAAAACAAGCAGGGAGGGCAGCAAGATATTTAATAAATAAATTAGGTTTAAAATATAAAAAGGTTCCTACAAGCACAAGCGCTGAAATTATAAAAAAAACTAGAGATTCACTAGCAAAAACTTCTTCAGTTTTACAAGAAGATAGAATTAGAGCAGCAAAAACTCCTATTTTAAAAGAAAAAAATTTAAAAAAGAAAATAGATATTGCACATAGAGTTTCTAAAAAACAAATGGAAAGATTAGGTTTACAATTTAGTACCGATACTGTGGGAATAGACTCAAGGCTTATAAATCAGATAATAGTTAAACCAAGTGAAATAAAATTAAATAAATTATACACTAAACAATTTAATGCTTTTGAAAAACTTAAAAAAAATTCTAATTCAACTGAAGCTATTAAACAATTAGAAGATATTAATAAGCAAGTTAATGATATTGTAAAAAGCACTAGCGGTAGATTAGTTGGAATAAGTATTGATCCTAAAACTTTAGAACCTTCTTTTGTAGGTATGAAAAAAAAATATTCTTTTAGTAATGTTTTAGGAGAAAGTATGACTATGAAAGAATTAGAAATTTTACCTGAAGATGAACAACGTAAATTTTTAAACAAGCAACTTCCTAAAGCAATTGATTTAGAAATAAAAAGAGGCTTTGTTCCAAATGATTTTAAAAACATATTATCTAATAAAGAATCACAAAAATCTATTTTAGAGTACACTAAAAAAACTGCACCAGAATTATTAGGATCAATAAAAAAAGCAATCGCAAACCCAACTTCTAAAGCTTCAATGAAATTAATGAGTGCAATGCCAACTGTGGCCCTCCCTGGATTAGCAGCATATGGAGTATATAAATATGGTGAAGATATTTTAAAAGATAGCGGCTTGGTAGATAGAAAATTTGAACAAACTGCATCAGCAGGTGATGCACCCCTTGTGGAAGAAGGATTTA